TGCGGCTGATATTAATCGGGATGGTATAGTTGATGGTAGTGACCTAACTTTTCTTTTGGCAGACTTTGGTCTTAACGTCAATAGTGCTGCAACCCCAAGATCTGATATTAATCGGGATGATATAATTGACGGTGCTGATCTAACCTTTCTTCTAGCTAACTGGGGCCAACAATTTAGTGATTTCGGTGTTGCTCCGGGTGGTGATCCCCCCAGTGATGACGGCTCTCCTGATTATGATGTTCGACCTGACCTTGGTGTAAGACCTAGACCTGATGGTGAGGATGATGGTGGTGGAGAACCTAACGATCCACCAATAGTGGGAGTCGTAGAAACAATTAACGGTCTAGTTTACCCTACCAGTAGAGTCAATGTTTCAACGAGTCCGGCTCTTCCTGCGTGGATAAAGGAAAGAAATGTCTAACACGAACTTTATGCAACTATTTCAGGTATACTACAACTGGCTCTATTCCAGAAGTGGTAGTGGTTACATCCTAGATGACAATTTTGAAGACATAAAGGATATACAAAAATGTCCACCAGAACTAACACTATTCCTATTATCAAACTATTTGCCTGATTCTTTGAAGTTTGCAATTCAATTAAATGGTCTAATTACTCCCCAAACCATCAGAAATTTTTTAAGTAATGTTAAACCCAGATTTGTTGATGGAAAAGGAACAAACAATTCAATCAAATATTTTTGCAATACTTTACTTGGAGCTTCTTTTACAGAAACAGAAGTTGTGGACGGTAATCTCTTAGTTGTAAAACTTTTCTTCCAAGACAACATTACAATTAGTTCGAGAACCAGAGAACATATTGCCGATTATATTAGCAAGCATATAATCCCAGCTTCGAGTGGTTATTTTGTCGAAGTATCTACCGATCAGACAAACCTAAATCAAACAAACTCTCAACTCAGATCTGGTGATGATACAAGAAACGATAACACATTATTAAATAAAAATATTCCATCTTTCAATGAGTGGGAGATATCCGTGTTTGGTGAGGGTGCCTATGATGGGACCGGAACCGGAGAAGAAATTTCAATAATTGGTAATTACTTCCCATACACGTTAGAGGATACAACAAGCATAGAGTCCACGGCTGGTTGTTCTGGTTCGACGCTACACAGCGGAATCACTGGTGGTGCGACTGGAAACACTTATACGAACATGACAACCTACGCATTCCCTGACTGGTCAGACACAGTAAAGATAGCCGGTTCTTCTTTCGGAATACTAAATATATACGACTTTGCGTTTTTGGATGCTGCTTCCGGTAATACATCACCAAACGACGGCAGAGAAACATCAGGATCTTGTCCCATAGGAGGATACGCTTAATGGTTACCGCAGTACGAAAAATTCTTAACACTGGAACAAATAAGTTTGAAAATGCCACTAATCAGATGAGTGAATTGATCTACTCTGGTAATCAATATGTTTCTCTGAATTCAAATACATTTACAGACATTCCCCAGAATGACCTTGAAAGCCTCAACGAATTTTGGTTATCTGCTTGTTATTTTCAGAGAGTTGCTCGTGATAACTACCGCCTATGTTTCCCAAGAAAAGACTGGCAAAAGTCTACAATCTACGACAGGTATGATTCATCACAGGGTCCAGAAACTCAGCAGTGTTTTATCTTTGATCCAACCATAGGTGATGGAGTTCTTTTCCTGTGTGTGGGTAACAATAGCAGCAATAGGACCGATATCAAAACAGGTTCTGTATATAGACCAAGCACAGGATATACTAGCGTAAATGATTTACCAGCCGGTGTAATAGAACAAGCAGATGGATACAGTTGGATTGCTCTTGCTCAGAGTGACAATAGATTCACCGACAGCAACTGGATATCACTTGAGGTGAGAGATAGGATTAGCTTTTTTGGTGATGATCAAGGTAGGTTCGTTGATGATGGTGTTAGCCTCACAGACTTTAAAACAGCGGTATCTTCACCATATGCACCAACTGGAACAGGTGCGGCAGCGTTCTATGGTGTCGATAATCTATACAATCAAACGAGTGCCACAGAAATAACAGCAGGGTTTCTTCTCTATCAGTTTGATGACATAAAGAGGTATGACGTATTCAGCTTACAGCAATCGCTCAGAGCAGCAGGACTCAATACACAGACTCGGTTTGGTGGGACAGGTTCAACACTAGGAACCTTACCGGCGACCATTTCACCCGTATCAATCGAAGCTCAAATTGATGGGTCACCATTTAGCGATTCATCACCACTCGGTTGGTATAATAATAAGGTTAAGCAATGGGCAGAAAAACCAGGCTCCGTTGAAATGGTTTATATCGATACGGTTGCAGGTGGTTTAAGTGAATCAGATTTCACTGTATCCGGAGTCACAGCACCATCGATTTCTGCAAGAGGTAACGGTACTTCACCAACGGTAGAATTTGAGTTGAAAAAACTTAAAGAGGCTACGTGGTTCATTAAGGGTGTTAAAATATCTAGAGATCTTGCAACCAATGAACGATTGGTGGGCAAAAATAACACAAAGGTTGAATTTGTAGTATCCGATACGAATAACAATTATGGATTTGAAAATGCACTAAAATCATTCATCACACCATACGATGGATTAGCCAAAGAAAAAAATCTATATGGTCCGATCATTCCCGTGAATGCATTTATGACAAGTGTATCCATAAAGGAGTCCGACATTGAAAATACACTCCGAATCGGAGCATTTGCTGGAGATACACCAACAACTTTTGATTCATACGCACTTATCAGCGAACCAACAAACTACTCAAATAACAGAGAACTCGGACTAGACCTTCCACCAAATAATGTGGATAAAAAATCAAACCTAGTATATGCACTTTTAACATTCGCTTCAGGGAAAAGACCTGCTGTTGGTGCTAAATTATATGCCGCTGAACCAGCGGTAAGCTCAAAAACAGGGGAAACCTCACTACTACGTGGAAAAGTTATTGGTGTTGTTCAAGCTAGAAATCTTCTAAACGCGACAACAGCAGATATACTATTTTCGACAACAGACAGAGCCGCTTTTGGTACAGGAGAAACAATATTTGTCGAAGACGGCGCTGGATCTTTTTCGGCAGTTTCTACAGCTAAAGGAGATCCTGATATTACAGCACTTTCAGGTACAATCACACATATCGGAAATTCTGCGTTCCAACTTAGTGGGACCACCGCAGATAAGAGATTATCAATCAAATACATAACAAGGGTATAGGAAAATTAAATGGGCGTAGAAGACAACCAATTTCAGATAGAAAACTTAAATTCAAACACATCATTCTTTGATTGGTATACAAAGACAAATGATGAGATTATATCTAAGTTAAACAAGCTAAAGCTCTATGATATTGATATTACAGGATCTCTGGCTGAGGGTATAAGTGCAGAAAGAGGTACTTCTGGTGGTCATACCGCAGGATTCTTAAATTTAGGTGTTGCAGATACCATTCCTCACGGACTTACCGTACAAGGTAATATGCTAGTCACTGGAAGTAACTCTTTCATTCACACTGCAACAGCAGCGACAGCTGGCTTAACAGGTAAATTTGTTTGTGTGGATTCTTCTGGGGGTATTACTTCCTCGTTCGCAGCAAATACTGGTATCACCACATCACCCTTCCATAAAAATGAAACAATTGGTATAGTAAAATCTATTGTTGGTAACAGTGTAGAAATTGTTGGTCATGGTCTATATGATGGGTTCACAGGATTGACCGCTGGTCAGGCATATTATCTGGATCCGGTAGTTGCTGGTGGATATACAGTCAATGCACCATCGACAGCAGGACAAACAAAGAAACGATTGTTTGTTTCTACATTGGGAACAACTACAGGTGTAATTCAAATAGGGGATTCTGATATCGTATCATAATGAGTATTCACAGAAAAGGTTGTAATTGTAATTGTAAATCTAAAAAATCTTTTGATTCTAAATTTTCTACCAAAAGAAAGAGTATCAAAAAAGTGACAAATCCTTTCACAAAAATACAGTTGTATGCTAAATCACTCGCTTCGCGTAGGTTTTCAAATAAGAGGACTGATAAAGCAACAAAGCAGCTAAGATATCTGAGTTGCTTTGGTGACGCATCTATTGGTGGTCAGTTGAAACCGTGTGAGGAGTTACAGGATAGTAAAACAGAAGGAAAATTCTATTGTGGCGCCTGTGGTTGTGGTGACAGGAAAGCCACTTGGTTGGAGGCAGAAAGTGATCATTACTCCAAATTAGACTATCCTGTCCTATCATGTCCACTGAAAATGCCAGGATTTAGTGATTATGATGGATCTGATTCAAAACAAAACATCAGGAAAAACATAATAGAAAATTATGATCTAAATAAACTGGTTCAGATACAGGTATCTGTAAAGGACACCGAACAAATTTAATATTTTAGACCTCAAAATACCCTAAATAAGTGAGAGGTGTAAATATGTCAAGTCCAAATTCAAGAGAAACTCTTATTGATTATGCTTTTAGAAGACTCGGTGCTCCTGTTGTCGAGATAAATGTAGACTACAAGCAAGCAGAAGAGCGTCTTGATGACGCTCTAGAATATTTCTCAGAACGACACTTTGACGGTGTTGAGAGATGTATTTTTGCATACCAAATAACAGAAGAGGATATTGAAAACCAATACATCCCCACTGGTAATATTCAAAAGGCCATGGGGTTTGGAGATGCACCGGGACCGTCTGGTAAAGATCTTTTATCGATTGTTCGGGTATTCAAATTCGGTGCTCTCGCAAATCAGAATATGTTTGATATCCGGTATCAATTGGCTTTAACTGATTACTTTGGTATCAACCGAGGACTCGGATATGCAAGTTCACTTGGATTGGCTGGATATGATAGCACCATGCGCTACATCAGTATGGTAGAACAGTTCTTTAATCCAGAACATATTATTCATTTTAGTAAGGTAACAGACAGACTCATAATGGACACAGATTTGGCGAGAGACTGTTCTCCCGGTCAGTACATTGTAATTGAGGGATATGCTACTTTGAACCCAAGTAATTACCCCAAAATCTTCAATGACCGCTATCTCAAAGAGTATGTCACTGCACTAATCAAGAGGCAATGGGGAGCAAACCTATCTAAGTTTGATGGTGTTCAAATGCCAGGTGGGGTTACTCTTCGAGGTGGGCAGCTATACCAAGAGGGATCAGCAGAAGTTGCCCAACTTGAACAACGAATGCAATCTGAATACGAACTTCCACCACACTTCATAACGGGATAATATGGCACAAAATCCATACATCAGAGATGTTAATAACGAACAAAATCTCCTAGAGGATCTTAACGCTGAATTCATTCGCGCTCTCGGAAGAAACTGTTATTATATCCCGAGAACACTCAACAACTATGATCCAATATACGGTGAGGATGCCACAGCATCGTTTGATCAAGCCTATCTTATCGAGATGTATATGGAAAATCCACAGTCCTTCGGTGGTGATGGTGATATTGTTGGTAAGTTTGGAATCGATCTCAGAGATAAAGCAACATTTAGAGTTGCCACACGGACATTTGAGCGAGAAGTTACAAAAAGAAATTCTGATATTATCCGACCTCGTGAGGGTGATCTAATATACTTTGTCTTATCTGACAGTCTATTTGAGATAACTTTCGTTGAACATGAAAACCCACTCTATCAATTGGGCAATTTATATTCATTCCTTGCATTCACTGAATTGTTTGCCTATAATAATGAAGACTTCAATACCGGTATCTGTCAAATTGATGAATGTTTCGAGAGACAACGTAAAGAAAGAGCACAAACAATTACAGTTGGTTCAGCAACTGGGGTACAAAATACCACGGATGAATATATGGACGGAGAAACTATTTTCCAAGTTGGTGGAACATACGGGACATTTGCAACTATTGATAAGGCGACTGCTACAGCAGAGGTGATAGAATGGAATAGCACAAGTAATGAACTTGTAATAGGTAATGTTTCTGGTTCTTTCCTGATAGGAGAAGATACTTCGATCAAGGGACTAGAAAGTAATGCCGAAAGATTTGCTGGATCCACAGGAAACGCAGACTTCTTTAACCAGATAAACACCGAAGACGAAACGCTTCAGGGTGATAACGAAGAAATAGATTTAGAAATCAGAAAAGACAATCTTATAGACTTTAGTTTAGATGATCCGTTCTCTGGTGGAGGAAGTTACTGATGTTTTCTTATTATAACAATGAATCTCTCAGAAAACTTGTTGTTGGTTTTGGTAATCTTTTTAATGACATGTATGTCGGTAAATATAATGATGATGGTGAACTCATAGAAAAAGACAGAGTTCCTTTAACCTATGGTCCAAAAGAAAAATTCATACGAAGAATTAAAGAAGTAAGCACAATTTCAGATGTTACACGATCAAGAATAAC